GTGCGCCCGTAGCTCAGGTGGATAGAGCAACTGCCTTCTAAGCAGTGGGCCGGGGGTTCGAGTCCCTTCGGGCGCATCTATGTGGTGCCCATAGCGTAGTCGGTTAACGCGCCAGATTGTGGATCTGGAGACCGTGGGTTCGAGTCCCACTGGGCACCCCACCAAAAAGTCCGCTGTGAAAACAGCGGACTTTTTCTTTTGGCAGGATATTATAAAAGTACGGCACCCCGGCAAAGCAGCTGCTTTGCCGGGGTGCCTTTTCTCTTATTTATTCATCTCCTGTAAAATCTTTGCGATCTGGGCGGGGGTGTAGCCCTCCTGCCGCAGGGCGGAGGTGATGGCCACATCGCTCTTGCCCTGACTGCGCAGCAGCGCTGCCGTGTAGGGCACCCCGGCGCTGACGGTGCTGCGGCTGCCGCCGGAAGCAGAGCCGCTGCTGCCGGTGGCCTTTCCGCCGCTGCCGGAGCTGCCGGATTTTGTGCCCGCAGCCGCCGCCTTACCGGCAGCCTGTGCGGCCTTCTGCTGGGCATTGGACTGCTTCAGCGCCCACTCGCCCTTGGCGATGTTCAGCTTCTGGCTGGTCACGTTATTGTTGAAGGCCTGCTGCTTCAGCGCGTCCTGATAGGCACGCTCGCTGGCGGTGTTGTCGTACTGCTGCTGGGTCAGTGCGTCCTGACGCTGCTTCTCCTGCATCTGCTGGCTCCACTGGGTGTCGGCGCGCTCGGCCTCGTAGGCGCGGTTGCCGGAGTAGATGTTGTACCCGGTGTTCAGCAGACTGCCCGCCAGTGTGCCCAGACCGGTGGTGCCACTGATGGCCAGCTGCACCACGTCTCCGATGACCCCCAGCACAGTCATAACATTGTTGAACGCCTGCTGGCGCTGACTGATCTGTGCCTGTTCCTGCGCGGTGTAGTAGCCGTGCAGGGTGTCCAGCCGGTTCAGGTGCTCCTGATACTGGCCGTAGTCCTTGGCGTAGGCGTCGTTGTAGGCCTCGCCCTTCTGCTGCAACTGGGTGTAGTAGTCCTGCAGTTGACGGTCGTACAGTGTCTGGGCGTTCTGCTCCTGTCCGTTCAGCTGATCCAGCCGGTTCACCAGCTCCTCGCCGCCGCTCTGGTAGGTATCCAGCGCCAGACTGTACAGGGTGGGGATGGCGCTTGCCAACCCGCCGATCTGCTGCTGATAGGCCTGCTGCGCCGCACTGGTGGCATAGCTGGAACCGTAGCCGCCAGTCAGGGCAGCAGCCTGCGCCGCCGCGTCCGCGCTGGCGTTGTGGGCGTTCTGGGTGTACAGCTGCTCGTACTGGCGGTAGAGCGGGTCACGGGTGTAGCTGTACTGAAAATTCTCCCGTTCCAGCAGCTGCCCCAGCAGGCTGTTGATCTTATCCTGATAGTTGCTCTGGTAGTCTGCGGGGCGGTTCTGCTGCCACTGCTTCAGGGCATCTGCCGCATCCGTCACCTGCTGACCGGGGCGGTAGCTGGCGTTTGCCATGGCCTTTTCCACATCGGCGCGGCTGTTCAGCCCCTCGGTGGTGTAAGTGGGCTGCGCGGCAGACTGTGCCTGCGTTTGCACCTCCGGCTGCAGCAGCTCCTCCTTCTTTTTGGATGCCATAAAATTCTCCTTTCACACTTATAGTCCCTGCAGCTTGCTGCGCAGGGTGTCGGACATATTTTCCGTATCCAGATTGGTCAGTACATACTGCAGCTGCTCCTGCATCTGGTACAGATAGCTGCGCAGTGCCCGGGCATCCTCCGGGTCCATGTGATCGCTGAGCTTGGGCAGGCCCAGCTTGCTCAGGCCGTTCATGCTTGCCATGAGGCATCCTCCTCCCATAATTTTCCCTTTGCCGAGGCAATGGTGCGCACAAGACTGCGCAGGGTGATCTGTCCTTTGCCGCGCAGCCGCAGCCGCAGCGACCCGCACCGCCGGGGCACAAAGGGCAGATCATAGCAGCGGCGGCTGCCTTGGGCGGCAAGGGAAGCTACCGTCTCCCACGCGCCGCCGTCATAGCTCACCGCCACCTCCACCGTGCTGGTGCGTTCGGCGTCCAGCCGCAGGGTCAGCCGGGAAAGATACCGCTGCTCGGTGCCGTCCAGTCCCACATCGCCGGTGACCAGCTCAAAGGGGATATCCGTTTCCACGCCGTCGGTGGTCTGCCAGTCCGGCTCGCGGGTGGGGTCTGCCGCCCACAGCGCCTGCCCGTCCCACAGATAAAGCTGCCCGCCGGTGCTGGTCATATCGCAGGAGCAGACGTCCTCCTCGCTCCACAGTCCCTTCTCGGTATCGTAGACCAGCAAGCGTGCACTCTCACGGGAGATGTGCAGGTAGTACCGGCCATCCAGTGCACCGCCCACGGCGCTTTGCACGTTGGCAAGCTTTGCAGCGTCCAGCGCGCCGGACACCTTGGTGGGCAGACTGCCGTCCCACGCCATGACGCCGTCCGGCGAGAGATAATACAGCGTCTCGTTCAGCACGCACAGGCTGCGGGCGGCGTTTTTTGCCACACCACGGCAGCGCAGGCTGGAAAGCTGAAAATCCGAGGGCTTGGAGCCATACAGCTTGTGCAGGGTGTTCTCCTTGAAGAACAGCGCATAGCCCATACAGGAAGCCGCCCCGGTAAAAGCGCCATCGCTGCCCACAGTGACGGCGTAGCTGTCTGCGGCGATGCCCCGGTAGCTGAACCAGTTGGTAGGGTCGCCCAACTTGCAGCCGTAGATGACGTTCTCTTTGCTGTTGCAGCCCCACACCCGGTTGTCGCACTCGGTCACAAAATCCAGTTCCGGCACCCGGCGCTCCATGGATACCGTCTGTGCGGCTTCCACGCTGCGGCGCTGCTTGCCGTCCATGCTCTGCCACTGGGCGGCGGCGGCGTTCTGCACCAGTGTACCGTAGAAATACTCGCCCTGTGGGGTGCAGCGCACCCGCAGCCAGTCCTCGCCCACGTCATACACGATTTGGTCTCCGTTCAGCTCCGGGCTCTGCCCCGCCGCTTCGGCGGCTGCGCCCTGCACGGTCACGGTGTCCCACTGCCGGAACAGCTTGCCCAGCCCTGCCGCCGTGATGCGGCAGTATTCCAGCGGGATAGCCGCCCAGCTGCCGGAGTTTTTGCTGTATATTTCCAGCGTGCTGTCGTACCGCCACGGGTGGTCGGCATCTTCTACTTTTAAGAAAAGCTGTCCGTCTGCCGGTTCGGCGGGCTCCTCCCGGCCAAAGGCCTCCACCTGGTAGGTCTTGCCTGCGGCATCGCAGGGGGCAAAGGTCACGCTTTTGCCCGCTGCCGTCCACAGTGCTCCCAGTGCGGTCACGCTACCGTCTGCCGTGTCAAAGGCCAGCTTGTCCGGGAAAATCAGGATCTTTGTACCGATGCCCACCAGCGCCTTGCGGCCATCGGTCACGGCGTCCAGCTTCGTCACCGCCGGAGCGGCGGCATCGTCCGGGGTATAAACGACATCCCGTCCGCAGACGGTCAGCAGACCGTTCAGATGGTACATCCCGTTCAGCCCGGTCAGCGCCCGCAGTTTGCGGCGCGGGGTGCGGGTGCTCAGGGCGGGAAAATCCCGGGTAGAAAAGTTCACGCCGGCGCTGTACTCTGCCTCTGAGCAGCCGTAAGTCTCGTTCAGGCCGCCAAAGGCCCGCAGCAGCTGCCGGGTGTTGGCAAGCCGTATTCTGTCTGCCAGTACCATCACCTCACCTCCTTACCAGCGCCACTGCGCCCGGCTGCGGGGCGGGTAGTTCTGCCGCAGCCAGACCGCCAGCTCTGCGTACAGGGCGTTGTACTGCGCCTGCTCCCCGGCGTAGCGGTCGGTCTCGCCCAAGGCAGCATCCATCTGCGCACACAGCAGGTGCGGGTACAGTGCATCAAAGGGCGGCGGTGCCAGCAGCATCTGGTCATCCTGTACCGGCTGCTCCCACGGACGGTCTGCACCCACGGCGTCAAACGCCCCGGCGGCGGCGCGGTCAAACAGCTTTGTGCGCAGCAGGGCGTCTGCCTCCCGCAGCCATTGCAGCCGGGTCTCGGTTTCAATGCGGCAGTTCGGACGCAGCTGCTCGGCACGCTCCAAAGCCTCTCCTATGGTCATGTCATCACATCCTTTTTATAAAAAGCCCGGCCGGGGGCATTTCTCCCAGCCGGGCAGCGTTGTTTTTACTGTGCCGCGTTCTCCGCAGCGGCAATGCGGGCAGCGGTCAGTTCGTCCTGACGCTGGCTGTGCTCCAGCACCTCGGCCACAGCAGGCGGCACTTCCACCTCCACGCCCCGGCGGATCTTGTAGTTCACGCCGTTGACACTGACGAACAGATCGCCCTTGTAGCGGCTGTTGTCCTTGAACAGCCGGATGCGCACGTTCTTTTCAGCCATGGGCACCTCCTTAGTTGGCAGCGGCGGTGGCAGAGTAGCTGGACACGCTCTCGATGCGCACCATGTACTGCTCCACCAGACGCTCGGCGGCGCGCATCCCCTTCCAGCCCACAGAGGCGCGCTGGTTCAGCGGGTCGTCGCCGTAGCCCAGCTGCTTGACGATGTGCTCAAGGCCGCCGCCCTCCAGCTCGGTCACGCCGTAGGCGTGGGCGCCCAGCACCAGCGTACCGAACACCGCAAGACCCGTCGGGCAGGTATCGTCCTTCCAGATCTTGGCCTCGCTGGTCTCGATAAAGCGGATGTTGCCCAGCTTGCCGATCTCGCCGCGGAACATGGTGTCGGGGTCGGCGTACTTGTGCACCTCCATGAACTCCTTGCAGGTCTTGAGGTCGTAGGCCGCATAGGGGTGGATGATGGCAACGTAGCTGTCACCGATGGGGTCGGCGTTCATGGCGCCCAGCTGCGCCGCTGCCTGAAAGAAGAGCTTCGGGGTCAGGGTGCAGCTCTTGTCCAGTGCCTTGCGGCTGGTAACGGCGGTCTCGGCACCGTCTGCGCCCTGCTTCGGGGCGTAGATGACGTTGGTACCGCCCGCCAGCACATCGCGGGTGATACTGTCCATGGTGCGGCCGGCCTGACTTGCCAGCACGCGGGTAGCCTGCACCACATTGTTGTCGATGGCGGTCATCTGCAAAACATCGGTCAGCGGAGTCCAGCC